CAAAAACACGAGTTCACCCAACACAAAAACCTTTAGAAGTTAATAATCATTTTATTAAAGAATATTCAAAAGAGAAAAACAAAATAATTGATTTGTATTTAGGCAGCGGCTCAACAATGGTAGCAGCACATCAATTAAAAAGAAAGTGCTACGGAATGGAGCTTGACCCGAAGTACTGCCAAGTGATAATTGACAGAATGCAAAAGCTAGATTCTGAATTAAAAATAAAGATTAACGGAAAAATATATGAAAAAACAGAATAAGTTCTTTAAACAAAGCTGTCTAGTCAATAGCTACAATAAAGCAGTTTTCTCTGTTTCTGCTTATCATTTTTAAAAAAAGTAAATATTTTTTTGGTAGTTAAAGAAAACTTTATATCTTTACAGAGTAAAACAAAACAAACAACAACTAAAAACAAAAATTATGTCAGTATTTATTTTAGATTCTCAAGAAATTATTAAAGTATCAAACACTCTATCTCAACAACCTTTAGTTCAAGACTTCGTTAAAGAATTAGATTTCTTTAAGCAAAGAAATGAAGGTTTAACAGAAACACCAGAAAATTTTATTGGTCGTGCTGTATGGTATGCGTGTATAGCTAACGTAACTGCTTTTAATGTACAATATAGAGAAAACGAGCCTATTGACTTTGATATGGAAGGCGATGAAGATTTTGACACTTTAGGTGAAGCAATTGACTCTTTAGGTTCTTTACTTTATAACTGCTACACTAACGATGGCAACTCTTTTTTATCTAGCGACTGGATGGAAACTTTAGAGGCTATCAAAAAAGAATTTAAAGAAGAAGTTGTATTTGAATACGAATCATATAATTATTAAAAATAAAAAGTTCCCGTTTCATTTTGATAATTGGTATAATAATTAACCTCAGTTTGGAACTACTGAGGTTTTTTGTTTAGTTTTGTAAAATGGGAAAAGACACAAATTCCAACAGAAAAATAAGAAAAAGGGCTTTTATAGAAACCTTTAAAAAAACTTTTGGTAATGTCTCACAGACTTGCAAGGTTTTAGATATGGACAGGTCGACTTATTATAAGTGGCTAAAAGAGGATGAAGATTTTAAAATTGAAATTGAATCAGTAGAACCTAAAGAATTATTTTTAGACTTTACCGAATCTAAACTAGTTGAGAAAATAAACACCGGGGATACTACCGCTATAATTTTTACTTTAAAGACAAAAGGAAAATCTAGGGGGTATATAGAGCGCAAAGAAATAGAACACCAAGGGGGCATAGAAAGCACATTAATAGAGTGGAAACCAGCAAACAAAAACGAACAGTAGAACAGTTTTGTAATAGGCAGTTTTATGATGTTCTAAATTCTGAAAAAAGATTCCGCATTCACCAAGGGGGCACCCGAAGCGGTAAGACTTACGCTATTTGCCAATACTTGGCCTATTTATTAGTTAGCTCTGAAGAGCCTTTAGTTATATCTATTATTAGAAAAACATTACCAGCGCTTAAAGGTTCAGTACAAAGGGACTTTATTTCTATTTTAGAAAGCACCGGCATTTATTGGAAAGGCGTACATAATAAAAGTGAAAATACTTTTAGATACAATGAACATTTAGTAGAGTTTCTAAGTGTTGATGAGCCGCAAAAAATTAGAGGGCGTAAAAGAGATATTGCATACTTAAATGAAGGGAATGAATTATTAATTGAGGATTTCCGCCAGATAAATATGAGAACTACAGGTTTTTTAATTATTGACTTTAATCCCTCAGACCCCGTTCATTGGATTTATGAGGATTTAATTCCTAGAGAAGATTGCGAAACTTGGATAACAACTTATAAAGATAATCAGTTTTTAAGTCCAGAGCTGGTTTATGAGATTGAGAGAATGCGAGAGCGTGACCCAGATTACTGGCGTGTTTATGGAGACGGCCAAAGAGCGGTATTTTCTAAAAGGCAAATATTTAGTAATTGGACTTTTAAAAGTATTAATGATTTTCCGTAGTTTGACGATGTAATACTAGGTCTTGATTATGGATATACAAACGACCCAACCGCAATAGTTGAAGTTTACAAAAAAGGCGAAACATTATTTTTTAATGAAATTTGTTATGCTACCGGAATGACAAACCAAAATATTATTGATTTAATAAAAGACAAAGGACATTCGCAAACCTTAATAATATGCGAATCAGCAGAGCCAAAATCTAACGACGAATTAAGGCGAGCTGGTTTATGGGTAAAGCCGGCAATTAAAGGCGCTGGAAGTATTAACGCTGGAATAAGTTTATTAAAGGAATTTAATATTATTTGCAGCTCAGAAAGTAATAATTTAAGAACTGAGTATTTGAGTTATTACTGGCAGGAATTAAAAGACGGTACTATTATAAATAAACCGCTTGACCGTATGAACCACTTAATGGATGCGCTCAGATATTGCGTTTACTCCGAACACTCCAATAAGAACAAGTTCTTTGTTATTTAATTCCTATTTTTGTAAAATATAAAATTATTCTTTGATGGCTTCATTTTGGCAAAATCTTTTAAATAGTGTTAGCACTAAAAATCAAAACACAAATATTGATTATAATAAAGCGATTTATAATTACTTAGGCGATAAATTAGTGTGGAACCCGGAAAAGGATGAAACATATATCAACAAAGGCTACCGTTATAATTCAACCATTTACTCTATTGTTAATTTAATTAATAAAGCTGCAAGCACAATACCTTTTCAAGTTTACGAGGTTAAAAATGATAACGATTTAAAAAGGTACAAGGCGATGACATCTGGAGAGCTTAATACAAGCGTTTTAAGCAAATCTGAGCGTTTAAAAAAGAGTTCATTAATAGAGTTAGATGGAACCGAAATACACGAGCTTTTAAACCGTCCAAATCCAGCACAATCATTTTCAGCTTTTTTACAAGAAATAATAGCTTTCGGAAAATTAACAGGAAATAGATATATTTATGGCATAACTCCGGAAACTGGAAGAGCAGCCGGAAAATTTAAAGAACTTTATGTTTTACCTTCTCAGGTTGTAGAAATAAATTCAGGAGGCTTAATGCAGCCGGTAAAAGATTACTCGCTTGAGTATAATGGCAGCCACAAAATACCAGCCGAACAAATACTACATATAAAGGACTTTAACCCTTTTTATGACGGTACAGGGTCTCACCTTTACGGAATGTCTCCTTTAAAAGCTGGTTTGCGCTCTATGGTCGCAAATAACGAGGCTTTGACTACTGGAGTTAAGTATTTGCAAAATCAAACAGCAAGGGGGGTCTTAATGTCCGAGGAGGGCGACTTAACAGAAACTCAAGCTAGAGCATTAAAGCAAAAATTCAAAAACCAATATCAAGGCAGTGAAAATGCAGGCGATGTAATTATTACGCCTAAAAAATTGTCTTGGGTTAATTTTGGTTTAAATGCAAGTGATTTATCTTTATTAGAGCAATACGATTCTAGTATTAAAGATTTATGTAACATTTATAACGTTCCCGTACAGCTCTTAAACAATACAAGCGCCTCAACTTACAATAACCAAAAAGAAGCTAAAAAGGCGTTATATCAAAATGCAGTAATTCCAGAACTTATAAAAGTAAGGGATGAATTAAATAGATGGCTTGCTCCTCAATTTGGAGAGAAATTATTTATAGATTTTGATTTTACTGTTATTCCAGAGCTACAAGAGGAAATGGATAAGGTAGTTAGCCAAATGTCTCAAGCTTGGTGGCTAACTCCAAACGAAAAAAGAGAGGCTACCGGATTTGGTGTAGACGATGAAAACCCAGAGATGGATAAATATTACGTTCCCGCTAATTTAATACCAGTAACCGGTGAAACTTTAGAAATTCCAGAAGATTTAAAAGAAGTCAATATTGATTATTTTGATTTACTTAAAACTGAAGTTGTAGGCTCAAAAGATATGTACACTACAATTCAAGAGGCAAAAGACCGAGCGGCTCCATTAGGGGGCGCTGGTTATCATTCTCAAGTATTTAGAGGCGGGACTATTTATATGCCACTAGAAACACATGAGGCTTATGAGGCTGCTATACTTGGAAAGCTTGATGAATATTATGAAGAACAAATCTTACAAGGCGAAGAAATAGCTCAATCACAAGTTGAGGAAGAACAACTTCAACAAGAAAGCGAAAATAATTCTGTTATTGAAAAATTGGATATAGACTCTAAAACTGATGAATGGAAAGCTAATAAAAAAGCCATTCAAAAACTTTAATAAAATAGTGTTAACTAAAAATTTTAACGAAGATTACCAAAGTGATTTTGAAAGCTTACTTGAAAAATCTGAGGCCATTGAAGTTGCTGCATTTAGAAAGTTTCTAAATAGAGAATATAACAAAGGAATAGACAGTTATTTGCAGAGTGGAAAGGTTACTGGATGGGATGCTTTATTTAACGAAACTCAAATTGCAGCTTTATATGTCACATTATATAGAAATATAGGTTTAAGGTTTTCAAAACTTTATTACGACACTTTTAATAAGGTAAATCCAACTAATATAAACCCTAATAATTATAGAAGCATTTGGGAAGATGCATTTAGAAATGTAGGAAAAAAGATTTCAGATTTTAGAGGTGCAAGCGTTTCATCAACTCAACAAAGAGAACTAACTAAATTTATAGAGCGCTTTCATAGGTCGCCAGAGTTTCAGAAATTAAATGAGCGCCAAGCTGGAAGGATTTTAAGGAGCCAAGTAAAAGACGTTAGTGAGTGGCGTTCTAAATTGATTGTAAGAACTGAGGCTACAAATGCGGCCAACTTTGCAAATATGCAAACTTCTTTAGATATGTACGGAAAAGATAACTTAGAAAAAACTTGGCTTACTTCTTTTGTAAGAAGTAGAGATTCACATATTTCCGCTAATAATCAAAAAAGAAAATTTGATGAAATGTTTTTTGTTGGCGGTGAGTATTTAAGTCATCCCGGTTCGGGAAGTTTACCGGCCAATAATTGCAACTGCGGTTGTTTGGCTATTTTTAAACCAATATAAAAAAATATATATCTTTGCCTTATGGAAATTTTATACAAAAGTACACAGTTAGGAGAGTTAAAAGATGCAGACGAAAAAAGCGGAGTGGTTACGGGTTACGGTTCTATTTTTGGGAACGTTGACTCTGATGGTGATATTATAAATAAAGGCGCCTACACTAAAACTATAGCCGAGAATGGCAAAAGAGTTAAATATCTATACCAACATGATATGGATAAACCTTTGGGCAAAATGGTTAATCTTTATGAGGATGAGAAAGGCCTTGTATTTGAAGCGCATATTCCTAAAACTAGATTAGGCCTAGATGTAATTGAATTAATGAAAAGCGGAGTTATTACGGAAAACTCAGTCGGTATTTTACCGATTCAAAAAGAATTTGTAGGGGGGCATAGAAATATAAACGAGGTTAAACTTTTTGAAATTTCAGCTGTTACACTTGCCGCAAATGACCAAGCTATGATAATGGATGTAAAAGGTAATATTGATAAAGACAAAATATTAAAGCGCTATGATAATATCTCTAAGTTAATAAGAAAAGGAGATATTTCAGATGACTTAGGTTATGCGCTTGAAGCAGAAATATTGAAGCTAAAATCTATTTTTAAAACGATAAGCACTCAGCCAACCGAAATTGAGGTTACTGAGCCGCTAGTTATAAAAAAAGACAATAGCAACGATGTATATAACTATTTAATTAATAAATTAAAATAATCCTAAAATGGAAGAA